TAATAAGTCTGCAATAAGTGTTGCGGTAGCTCCACCAAGAGAATGACCTGCGATAACAAGTGTTCTCTTAGGATCCAATCCTTCATATGCTACCACTAGTTCTGCTAGTGTCCTGTTAGCATTATTCTTGAATCCCCTGTGACAATCGTCACGTTTAATAAGAAACTTCAGATTGGTTATCCAGTCTGTAGTCTCATTTGTTCCTTCAACAGCAAGAATGGTGTGTCCTTCACACTTCCTACTTACTAGAAAGTCTTGTTTGTGTGGGTATACATCCCTACAGCACCTTAGTGCTTCAAGGACTACCTCCTTTGGTAAATGTGACATGATAAACGAGTAGTTAGCTTTATTTATCAGCTATACTCTCAGTTCCACCTATTGAAAATGGATTGTATTTTGCTGTAGCAATCCTATACATCTTCTCATGCATAGTAACTACTTCCTCTGCTTCCTTCTCGAAGTCAGGTGTTGACTCATGTCTTGATGCATACTTAGTATCATCATCTGTTGCTATTGGCATAGTATCTAGTGGGTTCACGTAATCTTTATCAAACCATTCATCATAAGGAATTTCGGGTAAGCTCATTTCCTTTTTAGGTATTGTTTTAAACCAAATTTGATAGCCATCTTAAGTAGCTTTCGTTTCAGTATCATCCTATGTTGGTAGTATCTTTTACTTGTATATCAGGCTTCTTCTTAGATCCACCTTTCTTCTCATACTTACCATCATTGATAGTAGGCATGACCTCTACTGCTGGAGGTTTCTTCTTAGACTTTTTTGCCTCGAATACTCTCACCTCCTCACTCTTTATTTTAGCACCTACAGCATGTTCTTTGCAAGGAGTAGCACCACACTTAGGGCATGACTCTACTGCTTGTGGTTGTTTCTCTTCATTTTTTACACAGTTATCAACACGCTTACCACCTTTCATCTTGGTTCCACGTTGACTATATCCCTTCCAACAGGCTTTACCATCAAGTCCTTTTTTCTTTCCTTCAGTCTTGATCGTGGACTCTTCAGAGCAAGACTTTTCTACTTTTTTGAGTACTTAAGAATCTTCTCTGCAGTTTTCTTAGCCTTTGCTTTGTATGCTTCCTCTCTCATTTCAGGAGTAGGTGCTTTAGATCCATCATCAGGAACATATCCTTCTACATCCCACTTCTCACCTGTAACTGTGTAAGTAGTTTCTGTTAACTCACTAAGTTCTGTAAGAATCTTAGATGCTGCATCCCAAAGCTCTGACTGTTTAGCATCGAAGTCTTCTTTCTTCATTGCTTTCTTAATTGCTTTATCCTTAGAACCAAAGTATTCTGCCTTACCAGATTCTATTTTACCATCTCCATCATGGTCTTTCTTTGCTTTACCTTCTTCTACTGGTTCTACTTCTTCCTTCTTAACCATCAAATTCTTTATCTGAGCACCATAAGAAGACTTGTTCTTTGTGCTATCAGGAGGACCAGCATTAAACTTAGGATCTTTTGTACCACCGTCATCTGTATTAACAACCTTTAGAGTCGGGATGGTTTCTTTATCAAAAGCAGGTTTAGGTATAGTACCTATTGGTGTTGTAACCTTATCTTCTTCAGTTGGTTTCTCTATAGTAGCAGAACCAGGAGCAGGTACTTGCTCTTCCATATTGCTACCTTGGAATCCAGCACCGTCCATCCACTGAGCGTAAGACTCGATCAATGCTTTGGAATAACCGTCATTATGTCTGACGGATGTTGATGGTGTTGGCTTGTCCATGAGTAAAAAAGGTTGTTCTTCTTGGTTTATTTATACTTTCATTGACTTCTCTTATGTCACGTATCCATGCTCGGAACATTTCATCCGACTCAGTTACACAGATAACATAGTTCGGTCCAGTGCGAATGATCTTTCCTTTCACACCAGTAAGACTATTCATCACAACTTCACCTTCAGTGAAGACTTGCTTCTTTCTGAAGTTCTGTCTGACTGCTTCTGGTTTAAAATCTTTAAAGGTTTTCATTTAAAGTTCTTAGGCAGATTATCTGATATTGATTGCATAAGATTAGCACAATCTAAGTCACTTAAGGATTTTGGAATACCAGCACGAAAAGCTTTGAAATCACCTTTATGTGCTGCTCGTCTCATCTTCGTACCAGATACTGCAAAGGTATCACCATCTGCATCTCTACTACCTGAAGATTTGATTTCAAGTTTACGAAAGGCAAACTCTCCATCCTTACCATTGTATTTATGAAGGAACTGCATGGCGTTAACACGGTCAGATCCTACAAGGAATACAACCTCATCATAACCAGCAAGCATAATGTCCTGCAAACACTTAACTGGATCTCTAGGACCACTATGAATATTACCCTTATGTTTAGGAAACATCTTCTTCATATAACCTAACTTATCAGAGGGAGATAATGGATTAGTTCCCTTGGTATCATTGGTTTGTGAGATATAAATTCTATAGTCATCCGATCCAGCAGACTTTTTAACAGCATCAAAATTGGCTTCATGACCTGTCGTAGGTGGTTGAAACCTACCAAAAGTAAAGTAACATCTTTTGGTTTCTAACGCCATTGTTTTGCGAGTGTGAAATTGTTATAGGAAAACTCAATACGATTAACAAACTTAATCATATCACCATCCTTATGCATAACGTATCCTTCATGGGTGGTAATCTTGTAACCTTTATCAGTCAAAACAAACGTCTTGATTTGGTTCTCAAGTTTATCTAGCTTATCTATCACCATTTGTTTCAAAGATTGAAGTTCTTTATAGAGTTCAATCATAGCTTTGAACTTGTCTTTATTATCCATGAGATAGTTTTCACTCTCATATATCAATGCCTTCTTTTGAATCTGAGTCTTAACAGTCAGTTTATCAGCAGCAGCTTTTGTTTTGGTGTGGTAGAAATTAGTAAGGTTTTCTAAAGTAGTACCAACATCACCTATAGTACGTGCTGCTTTGATCTCAGAATTAAAAAATTGTTTGATGTAAGAAGACACATGCCACTTAGCATCACCTTTAGTACCTTTAGCATCTACCAACTCATCAAGAAAATCTCCAGACTGTTTACACTTCTGTTCTATAGTACGAACATGATTATCAAATGTATTCAACTCTGAACTACTGAAGTTAACCTTATCCATAGGAGTATCATTATTGATAGTCAAAACATCTGGTATACTACTAGATGTTTTACCACCAGCAGTTGCCTGTAAGTTTGAAATATCATCACCAACATAATGTGTATGGAATACTACTCCTATGTTTGCCTGTGCTGCTGCTTTACCTAATGGTTGATTAGCAGGTATAGCATAGGTTATTGTGTTTGGTTTGAATGTAATTAATGTCTCACCATTAATGATCTCGTTCTTCTTATCATTAGTAAACAAAAGGTCACCTTGAACTATACCATCTATGTCTAATTTCTTGAACTCAGTAAGGCATGTCTTTAGTTTATCTCTCAGTACTGGTTGAGTACCATACCATGCATCAATATCATGATCAAAAAAACATATCTTAGGATTATCTTTATTGAATACAGACTTAGTTCCTACAAAAAATCTTTTGGTATATGGATGTTTACCACAAACAACTGAAGGAGCACCATCCCACTTGGTTTGCATAAACCCAGAACTATTTGATTGTCCTATCATCTTTCTCAATTCTTTTAAGAAAGCAACAGCAGCTTTACATCCCTCAACTCCATAGTTGAGCATCTCATCCTCAAGGTGTTCTAAATGTTTTAGTTGTTTTATATTAGCCATTACTTTGCCCAGTAATCCCCATTAGCATGAGTTGGATATGTCTCACCACCACTCTTAGATCTGATGTTGAAACTAAAGTCATACTTCTCTGTCTCGAAAACAATATTGACTCTCTTTCCAGCACCAGTAGTACCACCATAATTAATTTCCATACCACTACCCACTATTTTAGCAGCACTATCCATGTAATTTTTAGATACCTCAAAACAATCTAAATTACTACCATCATAATGAACCATCCAATATCCATGACCAACTCCAGACTTCACTAAGTTAGACAAAGCAGTTTTATCATTACCTTGTAATACCACCTTCTCTATATGGTCTCTAACTGTTGGTGCTGCACCTTTAACTCCAGTATATTTTTGAAATACTTCTATGAACTTGTCTGTCTTTATACCAAGCATATCTAAAAAGGTTTGACCTAGTGCTGGTACTTTACCTTCCTGTAACTCTTGTTTAGGAAACAGACTCAACCCACCAGTTCCACCCCTAACCCCACAGTTAAAGAATGATAAGGTATCTCCAAACTTAACTGATAAATAAATTTCTTTGTTTGCTTTACCTGTACAAGGACCATAATGTAATGTGATATCTGTTAGTGTCGAACCAATGTCCAGTTTATCTACACCACCAGCAGATATGATTAGACTATTTCCTTTCTGTTTTAATGGTCTTGGTTTGTTTGCACCACCTACATGCTCTGCAGACTTAAATGCTTCATGTGGATACTTCTGTGATATCAATTCTAATATCTTTTGAACATGATCAGGATACTTACCACCACCATCTGCATATTGTTTAAAGCTTTCAGCAAGATCTTCTTCATACTGGTTACCAGCATTAACCTTCGGACCTCCCTTCTTCTGTCCACCAAAATGATGTGTCTTAGTTAAATCAGAAAAATCGAACGTAGCAGTCATGTGGTGAGCACCCTCTACAGCAAGGTTACCAAAGACTTCTACGTTCGCTTTACCCCTTAGACCACCATTTAAAGCAAGACTGTTTAGATCTTGTATGCAATATCTTCTGATCAAAGGGTCTCTTAAATGATCTACGTCATACTCAGATACTGTACCATCTTTGAAAGTAATAATAACTTCATAGATGACGAGGTATCCCATACGATCCTCTAATTCAAACTTCTCTCCAGCTACTATCCTATCCATGAAGGTATCAGGACGCTTCATGTATGTGTTTCCATTTCTATAGAAATCAGATAGCTTCAAAACACTGAGAATATAGTCTCAGCTATTTAGTCAATGAGGGTCGTATCTATTAATAACTGAGTACACTATCACTAAAACGATTAATCCTATACAGATTATTGGTAATATTAAATGCATTATATGTCTCCTTCTGCTCTGTTTTCTGATTGGAACACATCAAACTCACCACCAGGATATCTTGCTGCTAACTTGATCATGTTAGTAACTACGATAGTCTTGAAGTCTAAATCTAATGCATTACATGCTTGGGCAATGTACCAGAATACATCACCCAACTCCTTAACCATATGAGTCTTAGTATCTTCAGTAAGTTCCTTACCTTGGAAAGCAATCTTCTTTACTATCTCTGTGAACTCTCCACCTTCTGCACTGATACCAACAGCAGCAGTAAGAAGTCTAGGGATATCAACACCCTTAGATTCTAAGTCTTTAATTCTTTTAATGAACTCATCTGTATTTTTAGATGGGTTGCTTGTAGTACCATCGACAAACTCTAGGTACTTATCATAATCAACTGATTGTGTCATTGTGGATCTGAATAACGATGTTCTTGTGAGTGATAGGTATCAACAACTGGTGCTGGTTCTATCATTTTAACCTCATCCCAGTGTGATCGATACACTAGGAGATTGCATTGACTTACGCCATGCATTTTACCTTTGTCTTCCCATTGCCTCACACACAATGTGAAGTAGGGACTGTGTTTATCATAGAAGTTAACGAAACCTCTATCTCCTCGGAACTCAACTATGTCTCCGTGTTTAAACATTCCATTCAGCGAATTTACTAAGGCGGGCTTGGTTTTGTTTTACTGTGTCGTATGCATCAATAGCATCCTCTTCTTGTGCAGCATCATAAACTGCACTAGTAGAATCTGCTACATCAAACAACTTCATCTTTGCTCTATCTATACCAACTACAAATGATCTATTTGATGTTGGATCATTGTACCTATTCTTCAACTGTTTGACTTTCAATCTACCTTCTGCTTCCAATTCCTCGCTAGAAATGAGAGCGAACATAAGGTCAGCAGTAGCAGGAAGTCCGAAGGACTCTGACGTGTCAGTAAGGTCAGGATCGCTAGACCCAAAACCAGCACGAGTAGTTTGAGTAGCACTGACGATTGGTAAATCAAATTCGACAGCCAACCCCCTAAGTTCTTCTGCAATCGCTTTAACATATGTGTAAGAGTTAACAATGTGTCCTTTGTATCTGGAACTAGCACAGATGTTAAGGTAGTCTACAAATATTATATCAGGTATGAAGGATTTTTTCAACTTCAATTCATTAAGAAGTGATCTGAAATGTCCAGCATGTGCTGACGCAGTAGGATACTCCTTAACAATAATTTTACCAGTAGTTTTCTTTTGTAGATCTGAAATCTTAGACTTAAACATAACTTGTGGAATATCCACAATATCCTTGATACTAAGGTTTAAACAATTAGCATCAATACGTTCTGCAATCTTTTCTTCAGACATTTCCAAAGTAACATACAGAACATTCTTACTCTGAAGTAAGCAAGCACTAGCCATGTGGCACATGAATAGAGACTTACCAACACCAGTACCAGCAAGTGCTACATTAAGAGTTTTATTGGGAAGACCACCCTTAGTGATGTAATTAAACTTCTCTAAGTCAAATGGTATCTTCTCTTCTTCTCTATGATAGAACTCATATCTATCATCAGCAGACTCGATGTAATCATGTCCAATATGTTCATCAAAGGTAACCCCCAAAGCTTCTTGTAAGATTGTAGGGATAGCATCCTTAGATAATTTCTCATCATTACCATCAGCAATCTTAACAGACTTAAGAAGTGCATTATAAATTGCTCGGTCTTGACACCACTTCTCAGTAGAATCAACTAACCAATCAAAGTCAACCCACTCATCACCATAAGTATCTAACTTAGCAGATGTATTCTTATAAGTTTCCTCTGTAAGATCTGTTCTATTACCTAGATTAATTCTAAGAACTTCTTTTGTAGGAACCTTATCATACTTACCAGAAAAATCTAAGATCTCTTCAAATAGAATCTTTTCAATTGGATCCTGAAAGTATTCACCATCAAGGTGTGGTACTACCTTACGATAGTACTGCTCATTACAAAATAAATTACGAAGGATAGTATCTTCAATCCTTTCAGTTGCCATAACTATATTCAGTACGTGCTGCTTCTTCTAACTGAGCCATCACTTCGTCTGTGAAGTATTTCTCAGGATCACTGAGTATAGACTTAGGGTAAACATTACTACCACCAATGGCGATACGGTTTCCCACCCTCTTAAAGACGTTGTACTTCTCACCAAGTTCAAGGAGTCCATAGTACTTGTCCAATCCACGTTCATCAAAGTATAATCTAGTTGCAACTTTAGAACCCTCCTTAGATAATCGAGATTTCTTTGCTTCACACTTAATGATGTTACCCACTAAGTCTGTGCCTTCCTTCTCTTTTGATTTAGTCAAATATATTATAGTAGATGCAGCATACTTTAGTCCACTACCACCACCCATTTCTTTTTGTGGCACATAGGATCCGATCACATCATATGTGTGATTCGTAACAATCATAGGAACTTGTGCCTGTCCTAGTTTCAAGGTCAGTACTCTAAAAGCACCCTTGATCAACTGCGATTTGGTCATGTCCCTGACCTGTTTATCATTAGAGATATCTTCCATCTCTTTTGATGTACTCAGCATACCAAGAGAATCAAGAACAAACATCATAGGAACTCTTTCTTCCTTTGGTTCCTTCATATACTTGTCTAGTATTCTAACCGCTTGTGTTCTGAAGTCTTCTATGGTTGCTACAGGAAAAATTACCATGCGTTTGGAATCTATTCCCCTAGACTCAATCATATCCTTGGAGATAGCAGACTCAGACTCAAAGTAAATAACGCCACCGTTGCTATTGTTAGCAAGAAAGTTACGTACAACACTAAGGGCAAAGAAAGTTTTTCCTGTTGAGGACTCTCCAGCAAGTGCTGTGACTTTGTTAGAGGGGATACCACCGAAGAGAGAACCACTAACGACAGCATTGAAAATATGAGAGCCAGTATCGACAAAACTGGATGTATCTCCTGCAGCAACTCCGTCACTGACTCTACTTGCAAACTCATTTCCACTTTCTTTTATTACTGTATCTAAGAAACCCATGCGTCCGTAACCTCACTTTGGTACATTCTAACATAGTCGTGGTCTTTTGACAAGAGCTTAGCATAAGCATCTGCTGTCTCTTTCTCCTCGAAAACTTTTATTTGTTCTGAAGCAAGTGCTTCAACTTGATCGTCTTGGTATGTGACTGTCCACACTGTCTTACTCATGTTAGGAAACTCCCTATGGTTACTACTTTTTTACTTTGCCATCCTATACAGTCTAGCACATTTTCTAGTGGTTTCAAGAAACTCTTATCAAATTGTTTCTTGTGGTCAATGTACCTATCTACGTTAAACTCCTTTGGAATCTGACTGAAGAATGATATACAATCTTCCTTCATAGGATTAGGTGTCTTGAGATAGATAAACTTTATCTTTTCTCCCTCTTGGATCAGAGGATATTTGTTTGTGATCTTGTTCTTGTTTACATAATGGTTATACAATAACGCACCTCTTACATGGATGGGTGTTCCTTTTGTGTAGATGTCGTTCCTTGAGTGATATTTGCCGAGACCGTTGCACCCCCTTGGAAATGCAATTTCTTCGTAAGGGCGGTTCTTTGTTTCTGTTCGGACACCATTGATAAATGAGATAAGCTCATCATTTGTTTTGCTGATAATAATCTTAAAAGCTGCATACAATTTATCCCTGAAGTATTGAGGTGTTGATGACCTCGCTGTTTCCAATCCCATGATTTTCATCTTGGGTTCTTTATATCGGACTCCTTCTGAGTCCCATACGTTCAATATGTATCGCTTCTTAGCAGTCCATATACCACGGTCAGCAATGTTCTCTCTCTTCATAATCATTTTCTGTTCATACGCCGAGACATACGAAGCCAGTTCCTGGTAAGACTTCTCGATAAACGGTTCGAGTTGATCCTTACAGATCTTGTCCAAGAGTTCCACAATCTTAATCTTATCATCAGACTTATTGCTAAAAAATTTATCAACAAGAGGTCCGAGATTAAGATATATTGAGTCGGTGTCAGATGCAATTACGTAATCAACCTTTTCTGTAGCGAGTAGTTTATTTAGATAAAGATTGATCTTGTTCTCTATCCAACGAATAGATACCTGCCCAGAAAGAGTGATTGCTTCTGCATTAGCGAGCTTATAATACCTGAAGTGCTCATTGCCGATAGCACCATAAGCACTGTTAAGTGATATCTTCTTCGCCATCTGTATGTTATTACATCTGGCGATCTCCTTTGTAAGTTCAATGGATGGTTTCTTTTCATATGCTTTCTTTGCTTCAATCATCTTCTTCTTAAAGATGACTCTCTCATTATACATCTTGTCCATGAGTTCTGGTA